TTTACAGTTGCAATTGGCCAATCAGCTAATGAGACATCCTGAATAGAAACTTGCTCGTAATCATTCTTCTCCTTTGAGTGCCAGAGCGAATCATAAATTGCAGCGTATGTATCGTCGTACATCTCGACCGCATCTTCATGAGTTACACTACCACCATCTTCAAATCCTTCAATTGAAGTGTACCATGTGGTGATGCTGTACATCAAAAAAATTAATACAGCAAGAAATAGATACGCTGTTTCCATTATATTATGGTTAGCGAAAAGGGTTGTGATAGCAAAACGGATTTGTAAAAGTCATATTAAACAGGAAGTAAGAACTCGCATTCAACGCCAGCACAAGTAACTCTTTCAGAGCCACTTCGAGCAGACCAAGACACAGCGAGAAAAAGATGGCCGCCAAGGAGGAGAGTAAGTACAAACTTACGACTAAGGTCGAGGCCTACGGGCTAGAGGAGCTAACTGCCGAATCTACGAATGGTGGTAATTACATCATCAAATTCGCGGGTGAGCTCTCGGACAGCGGCGAAGTTGTCTGCGCAGAGTGCAAAGAATATTTGCGTATCCGGGAAGAGCACATGGTGCATAACCGGGAGTGTCCATCTTTTCGAAAGTGGCTCAAGCAGTACCCAGCCGACATGGACAAGAACCCTAACACGTGCGAGACGTGCAACAAGGCGCCTGATGACCGCAGGGGTGAGTGTTGCCACAATGTACATCCTGATTTTGAGAAAATCAAGGTGACGAGTCACCTCACGGACTTCGGGAGCTACCAAGTCGTCTACTTTTATACCAACACGACATCAGTGGATGAGGTGCTTTCTCTGATGGAGAAGGCACACGAGTGGGTTGAGAGACAGAGACATACATACAAGAGTGAAGACTAGATAACGAAAACAAAAAAAACGGTGAGCACCGACAGCTCCTCATACATGAGATTTTTGGGTCATATTTTTCACTTAGCAAAACGGATTTGTAAAAGTCACGAAATAGAAGAGTAGACAGTTAAAAGACTGTTGGGAAGAGCTTGATCAGCTATACGCATATCGACAGGTATGCTGAGTGGAATTTGAATCATATAGGAAGGTAGTTTAGCGGCTACTGTGAATATATGAGAGAGACTAGAGGTTTTGTAGGAAATCATAGAAATATTGCGGGGAGGAGCAATAAGCGGGTGTAATGTGCACACAGGGTTACGTAACGAGGTGACATAGTATAATGCAAGGAGGAGCATTGTATACAGAAATTTACAGACTAGAGTACATTTTTGTTTTAATTTGGAAAAATGGATTTGCACAATGTAAAAGTACAACTTATCAAAATCCACTTTCTTAAAATATGACCATGGATAACTATCCGATGTATAGTATGGTTGTCCCGAAGAATGGAGCTTTAGTATACAGAAACACTGAGCCAGAGAGTTCAGTGTGTATTCCCGTTGTCTTCCTGTTTCTGTTCATATACTTTATCGTAGCATTCTTGCAAATGGTAAAGTGAACTACTTTTTAATTTGAGAGTGCAAAACGGATGATAAAAAATCAAGTAAAGAGATAGCAGAGCAACTAACAGGTTGCTTGGATTCTTAAATGTTGAACAGCTGTTAACTGGCCAATATTTAGAGAATAAATGGAACTACGGAACCGAGATTGAAGTATTAAAACACATCAATTTCAAACGCGTGGTACACTGTTCGTGCGAAGGAGGTGCATGACAGTACAAGATGACAAATCTTGTAAGGGTAACTTATATTAGTAAACGAAAGTGAGCTTTGTGAATAAGGAAATGTTCGAGTATGATTTGGATAGCTAAGATAGATACTACAGATTACAATATCGCTGAGGCGACTTGTGATGCCTGGGGATTCTTATGAATAGCACAAATCGGAAAAAACATGACTGGAAAGCACATTGAACACAATTGCGAAAATATGACATTATTTGGAGTTCACAGTTAATAGCTGTGTTTCGAAATAACGGAGGTCAGTTTAGCTGATCACGGGAACATATGCGGGGAAAGGGGCATAAGGTGGGCGGTTTAATGCATAACAGTGCATTAGCGTATGAACGTGCTGACGTTCATATGTAAAATACCAAGGGGTCTTTAATAGAGCAGGAAAAGACATTGTATAACAGCATGGATGTAGCGTTATATCAAAGAAAAGAACATTTAGCGGTGTTCAATTTTTTGCTTTCTACCTCCAAGCGCTGGAGGTGAAGGGGATATGTATTTTATAATTTTTGTAATTAATAGATAGATCACATATAACCCGAGAATACCGATGATGCCGTAAAGCAAATATGAAATCCAATCAAATTGAGGAATGGGAGATCCTTTTAACTCTGTTAAACGATTTAGAACATCAGTATCTATTTTTCCTTTATCGATTTCTTTATTCAGAAAAGCCAGTTCGGCTTCATCGCCTTTCTCTTGATTTTTTAGCGTGGCTGCTAAATTTACAAATATATCTTGTTGTTTTTTCTGATCTTTCAGGTTGTTATATTGAGTTGAATATTGAGATAAAACCGGTTCTATTTCTTGCTTGGCAATTCTGTCTTTTTCGGTTGCCAACCAGGTGTTGCCTTCTAGTAATGTATAGTATGCTACACGAGCCCTTTCATATGCTTCGGGATCTGTATCTTTATTTGTAGTGGCAGTGTCAAGAGCTGTTTTTAGCCCATCAAGTTGTTTCTGTCTCTGACATGCCATATCACACACGGGAGGTAATGGAGGACCAGATGGAGGAGAAGAAGGCTGTGATGGCGTTGAAGATTGGGGAGATGATGTCTGATTGCCCATTATTAGGTGTTCCGGAAATTATATAGTAAAGTCCAATTAATAGAACGGCAATAGCAACTAAGTGTATTGTTGATCCAAGAAAAGAACCAAAATAATAGATAATAGCCACCGAAGCAACAAGTATTAACAATTGTTGGATAATAGGTCCAGTTAATCCTAACTGATCAATTATAGACTGTGAATCTGAAATATTTGTTTGCAATTCTGTAATTTCTCTCTTATTTTGCGTTACAACAGTTTTATTCATACCAAATGCTTTCTTAAAGAATCCGACTACATCTTTTACTTGTTTATTGACAGTCATAACCGTAGTTTGATTGATGTAGTCGTTCTGTAATTTTTTTACAGTGAGATCGCGGTGTTGATCGAGACTTGAAAACATTGTGCCGGCTGGCGAAGGTGTTTTCAGGAGTGTGTTAATTTGTTGGGTGACAGTGTCGTAATCTGACATTCTCTTATCTAATATGTCTTCAAAAAACTTAGTGAGATACCTTTAGACAGAAACGGACGAATCGGGTTCACGCCATCACCTCGTTGCTTAGGGTAATCGGCAAATGACGGTTTAGGATGCTGTGACCGCGTAGCATCTACTAGCTGAGCCTGTTGACGACGCATGGCAGTAATAAACGACGCATCGGTGCCCGGACCTTTCTGAACACCGCCCTTTATATTGAAAGAAACTTTACTTAGCGACATTTATTTATATCTGGCAAAATGTAATGGATATCAAGAATTTTCAAGATTCACGTGGCACTGTTTTGTCAAATTTTGAGAAAAGGTATGCATCTTTAAAAACACAGTACTCGGCAGCTCTTTCTGCTGCAATTGCAGAGAAAGATCTTACAAAACGAGAACCACTTATTCAGAAAGTTCTATCAATAAACAGCGAGTTGTCATCTGCTGTTAATACTATTGCGTCATCTCTCAACGAAGGAACTGAAAAGTTTAGCCCAAAAACTCTTACAGACTTAACGAATGATCTTATTCAATATCAAAAAGACTATAACGAGATCACAGAAAGCAAAGATAAGCTACAAACTTTAAAAATTATAAAAAACACAACTACTGAAAATTTATCGAATGCTGAATGGATGTATAATTTATATTTGTTTGGTCTTATTTTTTTAATAATGATTGTTATTTATTTAGTTTTTCGAACACCCTATCAAAGCATATTTAGCACAATGGCTGCAACTGTAAGTGCTCCAGCAGTAACATAGTACGGCATATAATTAAAGGATGGCTGAACAGTAGTTTGAGGAACCTGACGTAGTTTGGCAGCTGTCAATTCATCATGTCCAGAAACAATATTTCGCTTTGCATCTGTAGTTTTTGACTGCAAATCGCGAAGTTTACCTTCTGTGTCCGACTTATAAAAATTTGAAATCGTTTCATTCTGTGTATCGACTTCAGATTGCATTGAAGAAATAATTTTGTCAAGACCTTCCTTAGCAGATTCATATGCTGTTTGGTATGCAGCTCCTCCGGTTGTTGCATACTGTAAAAAATTATCATGGTAACTACGCGTTAATGTTGTAAACTGACTATCCATTATATTTAATGATTATAAACATTTGTTAGACAATATCGGTAACGAGTATTTGTCGCAGATGCCTGATCTAGTCCGGTTATTTCAACCATATCACCCGGTCGAACACCAATCCACTTTGCCATAGCATCTTGTGAGTCAATCCAGGGACATTCCATTGGATCTTTAATGTTAAATCGTCTCATCATCTCAACCTTTTCCTCCTGTGAAAGAATTCTGTGTTTAGGTACGTCACGATGACGGGGAATATCAATTTGTAGCTTCCGAAGTTCAAACAGTTGAACAAGGACATTCTCGGGCTTTGAAATATAATCACGAATGAAATCAAGAACTGCCTCAGATGCTTTAGAATGCGTAACAACAATCATTCCACTTGTATGACCGTTATCAGATGCATATGTTATGAATGATTTCATATCCCTATCACTTACTCTGGTTTTGTTACTGAATACGATAAGCATTCCTCCGAATGTGTACATTGCGGTTTCATCGGGTGGACTGCCAACTGCCTCAAACCCATCGCCTTTAAACCCTCGTGCAAGAAGCATTGACTTTAGATTATCAAGTGCTCGATCTTCAAGACTTTTAAATTTAACAGGCTCCATATTTGTTATCAACCTAATATGAAAAACCTTCAATCCATTTTCCGCATACTAGAGTAAATGAAGGACAATTGGACATACATTGTACTTCTGGCTGTTATTGGATTACTCGGATACGTTGTTATGCAAACAAAGGAAACATTTGTTCCCGAGTTCTTAGAGCAGGGAAACGTAAAGGCGACCTCTGGAAATCGTCAGTCATCGTATGAACAGAAGACAAACCATTTTGTTATGACGCCAGCTGCTATGGAACCAGTTCCCGGTGTTGAAACTCCTTTTCGCGTGAATATGCATAATTCATTCATGACTTAACAAGGAACATAGCATTATTGGCAAACCACCCCATATGATACCCGTTTTTCATATGGGCTATCATATGTCTAGTATGATCGAGATCAACAACCCAACCGAGTGAATGAAATCGACGAATCCAATCGATCTTCCATCGACAATTGATATGACCAGTTCCACCTTGCCCAGGAACTGCTGCCGAAAAAATAATTTTATCACATAAACTAGTTATATTTGTAAGAACAGGTAACCAGTTCGCGTCATCAATGTGCTCTAGAACCTCTAAACAAAGTCCTAGAGTGTTTTCCTTTTTAGTACGCTGAAGTGGTTGTGTCAAATCAAATTGTACAACATCTCGACATAGTGCAGCATTGACGGCATCTTCGGAAAATTCATATCCGACTGACTCAATTGCAGGAATCTGTTTTTTTATTTCATTCAAATAGAGACCAGTCGAACACCCAAAATCTAGGAACGTAGAACAAGGAACATGATTCTTAATATAATCTGCAAGTCGAACTGCTTGCGGATATTCATCGTTTTCAATTGATTTATGAAAATCACGTGAGTACATTTATTTAAAGCTATGGTAGACTGTTTAAATAAAAATGAGATTTCACGTATTTGCCTTGCCTCATACTATTACTCGTTCTGACTATTCAGCATGCGCCTTTACACAGAAAGTTTTGAAGTTTTGTAAAATGATGACCGAGCGGGGTCATACAATTTACCATTATGGTCACGCTGACTCCGAAGTTATATGCACTGAGCACATTGCTGTTACTGACAACGAGGTCCTTGAGAAAGCATATGGAATTTACAACTGGAAGAAGAGCTTTTTTCAACACAACACCGCCGACCATGCTCACCAAACATTTAATAAACGTGCTATTATTGAAGTGGGTAAGCGCTGTCAGAAAAATGATTTTGCGTTATGCTTCTGGGGATACGGCCATCAGCCAATTTTTGAAGCACACCGTGAGTTAATTCCTGTAGAACCGGGCATTGGATGTCCCAATAAAGTATGCACTCCGTATGCAGTGTATGAATCGTATGCGATCATGAATTTTGTTTATGGAAAGTACGACAAGTCTCCTCACTTTTATGATGCGGTAATTCCGAATTATTTTGATACAAATGATTTTGAATTTTGCGATACTCCTGAAGATTACTTTGTTTTTGTTGGTCGCATAATTGATTCTAAAGGAATTGGTCTTGCGGTCGATATTACAAAAAGAATCGGCGCTAAGCTTTATGTTGCCGGTCAAGGAGATCTCGCTGCCGTATGTGGCGGCACTATCCCCGATCACGTTACTGAAATTGGATATGTAGAACCTGCTCAGCGTAAAGAACTCATGAAAAATGCGAAGGCTCTGATTGCTCCTACATATTACAATGAACCGTTTGGCGGTGTGACAATCGAGGCGCTCTTTTGTGGAACTCCGATTATTACAACTGATTGGGGAGGGTTTGCAGAGAATAACCTACATGGAGTAACGGGATACCGTTGCCGCACGATGGAGCAGTTCATATGGGCATGCAAAAATATTGATCAAATTTCTCGTAAAGATTGTCGCGATTGGGCTGTTAACAATTTTAGCTTAGAACGTGTTGGTCGTATGTATGAAGAGTATTTTAGCACAGTTCTAAAAGTTCACAATGGTTCGGGTGGATTTTACGCGGAAAACTCAGATCGCACTGATCTTGAATGGATGATAAGATATTACCCTACAGGATCAATACAGCAGCATCCGATGGTCGCTGAGGAAGTGTCCCAGCAGCCCGATGTTGAAGAACAACATCCCATGTAGATTTAAAACTTTCAATGTTTTTAACAATCCAATTGGGATTATGATCAACCGTTTGTTGTTTTATTTGAGAAAGCTCCCAGTAGAATATTCTATGATCATCTTCTTCGTTGAATATTTCGGATCTCCAAACCGGAACCGTTCTGCTATCATTAAAATGTTTGTAAGTAACCTCTCCAGAATCTGTAACCGCAAAGAATGATTTATACTGAGATTTGGAATCAATCCACTCAGTATAGGTTAGCTCCTTAAATTTCATCTCAACGAACTCACATTTTGAAATGCGAGCACATTCCATTTGAAGTTGCATTTGACACATGTACTGACTCGAAATGGGACTATCGTCTAAAACACGACTGATAGGACACTTAATTTCAATCAGACGATTATGAAGCGGATGAGTTGGGTCAAAA